TACACAGGGCATGTGGCTTTGAAATAAGGGGGGAAGTGAAACAAGCACCTGCGGCGCAATCTGCCCCGGGTTGCGCAGCCGCTGTGGGCTGACCCGTCACAGCACGTACCCGTACCTCATCCTTGTCGGACATGAGGGAGCAGCACCGACCCTGACCCGGTCCGTGATCGCGCTCCTCCAGGTCGCTAACGCGTTCCTTGGAGGATCGATCGTGATCACCTCACTTGTCGCCCCGCATTCGGGGCTGGGGCAGCGTGCCCCGCAACCCAAGCATTTCGTCTCACCACCCCAGGTCTCGGCCGCCGCCGGCGTGCTGCGCCACACGGTCAGCACCACCCTCTGGCGGACAGTGCCGGGCTACCCCGCCTACGAAGTCTCGGTCGATGGCGTCGTGCGCCGCTGCCAGGGCTTTCGCTGCCGCCGCGCCCACCGGGTCCTGGTGCCCTTCGTTCGCCCCAACGGCTATGCCCAGATCCTCCTGTACCAAGGGGGCCAGCGCCGGCGCTTCGGGGTGCATCAACTCGTCGCGCTGGCCTTCCTCGGCCCCAAACCGTCGCCCCAGCACGAGGTGGCACATCTGGATGGCCAGCGCCTGAACAACCACGTCAGCAACCTCGCCTGGCTGCTGCACAGCGAGAACGAGCGCCACAAGGACCTGCACGGCACGCGGCTGCGCGGCTCGCAGATCGGCAACGCCAAGCTCACGGAAGCCCAGGTCGTGCTGATCCGCCAGGCTCTGGCCGTTGGCATCCGGCAGTGCGCCCTCGCACAGACCTACGGCGTCAGCGATTCGACGGTGAGCCTGATCGCGCGCGCCAAGACCTGGAGGCATGTGCAATGAGAGCACTGGCACTGGACATGGGCTCACGCTGCGGCTGGGCCATTGGAAAAGCGGCAGAGCAGGGATCAGGCCAGGTGTGCTCCGGCGTCTGGGACATCGCCCCACGCCGGGGCGAATCGCCGGGAATGCGCTACCTGCACCTGCGCGCTCACCTGCAGCACGTGCGCGCGGCCTATCCCGATCTGGCCGCCGTCTTCTACGAGCAGGCACATCACCGGGGAGGCGCTGCCACCGAGTACGCCGTGGGGTGCGTTGCCACCGTGCAGGCCTGGTGCGCTGAGCACGGCCTCGAACACGCGGCGGTGCACAGCGCCACGATCAAGAAACACGCCACCGGTAAGGGCAATGCACCCAAGGATGCGGTGATCGCTGCGATGCGCCGTCGTGGCTTTGCGCCGACTGACGACAACGAAGCCGACGCCCTGGCGCTACTCGATTGGGCGTTTGCCCAGGGAGGTGCGCGATGAACCCCAGCTGCATCAGAACCGAGCGCTGGCGTCCGCCGAAACCGCTGGTTGGCCAGCGCGTCCTGGAAAAAGTCCTCAACCGCCACACCGCCGTGAGCTGCCCTGAGTCGCGTCTGTTCGTCGCGGTGATCAGCGCCGCCATCGTCGACTGCCTGTCCTTGGGCAAGGGCGTGAGGCGCGAAGCCCGGCGCTTTCTGCTGGGCGATGACCTGGGCTTGTGGTGCGACTGGGTCGGCCTCAACCCGGACTTCGTGCGCCGCATCGCCCACCAGGCCGGCTACCTCGCCGACGAACAGCAGCACTGGGAAGGCGGGCGTGCCAAGGCACCCGCCCAAGCCCAGCACCCAACCGCCACCCCGAATCCCGAAGGAGCATCCGCATGAACCCCACCTCTGTTTCCATCCCCTGCGCCCTCGGGCGCCTGGCCCCGGCGTCACCCGCCAGCAGCGACGAACTGCGCGCGATGCGTGCGGCGGCCTGGCACAAGCAAGGCATCGTGGTCGTGCCGCTGGAGGACATCTTTGATGAGTGGGACCGAGCGTTCCTGTCCGGTATCGCCACCAAGCTCTACGGTGCCCGAACTATCTCGACGAAGCACAGCCGCCCCTGGCGCGAAGGCGAAGTCATCGACCGGGGTGATGGTGAGACCTGGACGGTGGTGGCGACCACGGCCAAGTCGATCACCGTGCAACGTGACCGCGATGGTGCGCTGGCCACCCTCGGGCAACTCGGGGAGGCACGGCCATGACCAAGAAGACGCAACGCGCCCGAGCCAAGGCCGAGAAGAAGCCGCGCATCGGCGATGAGTACATCCGCCCGGATGGCAGTGTGATCCGCTACGTGAGGGAAGAGGACGACGACCGCAAGCCCGTCGACCACTACCGCACGGTGGACACGCTGGCGCTGATGCTCCGGAATGGCAGCATCACCGGTGCCATGCACGACGCCGGCCAGCAGTTCTCGCAGGACTTTGCGAGGGCATTTGCCAGTGGCGTGGCCAGTCCCAAGCTCGATGGTTTGCCGGGAGGGACGGCACCGGGGGAGATGATGGTCGAGAAAAACGCTGGCGCTGCCCGTGCCGTGCGGGATGCGCTTGAGGCTGTGGGCGGCAGCGGCAGTCCAGCCGGATCTGCGCTGTGGTACGTGGCGGGACTGCAGATGTCGATCCGCGATTGGTCCTTGCGCGATGGCTGGAATGGCAAGCGTGTCGAGAAAAACGAGGCCAAGGGCATCTTGGTCGCGGCGCTTGGGGTGCTGGCTCGGTACTACGGGTATGAGTGTTCAGGGCCACGGACGCATCCCACGGCGCACCGGAGCGTGATCTCACCATGATCCGGGTTGGCTGCCTGCTCGCCGGCAAGTGGGCAGCCTTTTCCACGATCCAAGTGGCGTCAATGGGAACGTATGTGTTACCATTCCGCCAATGAGCTACCAAGTCAAAGAACTGCTCCTGCCCGATGGCAGCAGCCCTTACGCAGCGTGGTTTGCCACACTCGACACGATGGCTGCTGCCAAGGTCAGTGTGGCCGCTGCCCGGATGGAACAGGGCAATCTGTCGAATGTGGAGTGGTTCCGGGGCATTGGCGAGTACAAGATCGACTGGGGGCCGGGTTACCGCATCTACCTGGCCAAGGACGGCCTGAAGATCATCATCCTGATTGGTGGTGGCACAAAGAAGGGCCAGCAAAAGGACATCGATGAAGCGGTGGCCTTGTGGGAAGACTACAAGCGCCGCAAGGCACAAACGAAAAAAGGAGCGTGAACCATGGCACTGACCCGTGATTTCAAAGAAACCGTGGCTGCCCGTGTGCAGAGCGATCCGGCTTTTGCCCAGGCGCTGCTGGACGAGGCGATCACTCTGTTCATCGACGGTGAGCCCGATACCGCCAAACTCATTCTGCGTGACCTGGTGAATGCAACGGTCGGGTTCGAATCGCTGGCCGAAGAAATCCACAAGCCGGCCAAGAGCCTGCACCGGATGCTGTCAGCCTCGGGCAATCCGACCATGAGCAACATCTCGGCGATCTTCGCCGCCATCAAGCGTGCGCTGAAAGTGGAAGTCCACACCAGTGTCGTAATGGCATAGCTGCCCTTGGTCGGATAAACTGTCGCTACAACTCACCCCATGACCGTCCGGTAAGGCCGGATGCTCTTGGGGCGACGGGCCACCTTCGGGTGGCTTCGTCATGTTTGGACGGCAAAAAATTTTCTGCGCGGATTCCAAAACCCCATTGAATCCCGTCCGGACACAAGGTACAGTAATCCCGTACTGCTAATAACTGCGCCCACTCGATTCGTTCCGGTGGGCGTTGTGCTTTCTGGGCCTGGCATTCGCCACACGCCCAGCTTCTCCCACCCCGGAGACTCCCCCCATGAAACTCATCATCACCCGCGCGGTGGTCCTCACCGGCGACGGCGGCGTGCGCTCATTCGCTCCCGGCCTGACGGTCGAGGTCGATGCCGCCACTGCCGATCAGATCCTGGAACGCCAGGCCGGCGTCGCTGCTGAGCCTACCGCCGAAGCCCCTGCTACTCCTCGCCGCCGGAAGTCCGCCGATGATCAAACTTGATGTCACCGCCGATGTGGCCAAGGCGACCGAGCACCTCTCGGATCTCGCCCAGCAGCACGTGCCCAATGCCGCCGCCAAGGCACTGACCCGCACGGCGTTCGACGCCCGCGATGCGGTGCGCGATGGCCTGCCCGAGCGCTTCAACCTGCGTCGCCCGTGGATCAGCCGAGGCATTGGCGTGACGCCCGCCAAGCCCCGCACGCTGATGGCCGAGGTCTGGTCTCGGGATCGGTTCATGGCGGCCCAGGAGACCGGCGGCTCTCATCCCGATGCGCGACCTATCCCGGCCGGGCGGTTGCGCGAGATGGCACAGACCCGGGTGATTCCCAAGAGCCAGTGGCTCGACCAGGTCAAGAACAAGCCCACCGTGTTCTACCGGGCGGGCATGGTGTTCGAGCGCCGGGACGAGCGACGCATCCTGGCGCTGTACCTGCTGCGACCGAAGACCCAGATCAAGGTGCAGCCGCGTTTTGGCATGGCCGAGACGGTCAGGAGCGTGGCCTTGAAGGAGTACTACCGGCAGATGGAACGGGCGCTGCGGGAAGCGTTGACCAAGGGCTGATGCGAGCGTCGGAACAATGAAAGTCGATAGCCCTAAAAAGCGACAGGAAGCCTTTTGAGCGACTTTTCGACGCAGGCATAACCGAGTGTCACCAGGCCCTCAATCGCGCCTCTGGCGACGATTAACGGGTCCTCCCGGGCCATCTGAAGCGCGGGGGACGCGCCAACCACCCGGCTTGCCTAGCGCCAGCGACAAAAAGAGGTTGCCAGTTGCCACCCGTTTCCACGCCGAGGTGATCCACCCCTGACGATTGATTGACCCGCCCGGCCCGGAGGAATGCGATGGGACTGTCCATCCGGGCCTATGCCCAACACCGTGGCGTGAGCCACACCGCTGTGGCCAAGGCCATCAAGGCCGGGCGCATCAGCGTCGAGCCCGACGGCAAGATTGACCCTGCCAAGGCCGATGCCCAGTGGGCGCGCAACACGCTGCCGTCGCAGAACCTGAACCCTGGGGCCAGCAAGCCAGCGCCCAAGGTGGCAACCCGGCCGGTTTCCACGGTTTCCAGTGGTGAGGCACAAGCGCCGCTGGAAACCCGGGCGACCGCCCCCGACTACCAGACCAGCCGCGCCATCCGCGAGGCCTATGCCGCGCGCCTGGCCAAGCTCGAATTCGAAGAGCGCACCGGCAAGCTGATCAGCAAGGCCGAGGTCGACGTCAAGTTCTTCCAGTTGGCCCGCCAGCTGCGCGACCGGCTGCAGCAGATCCCGCGCAAGCTCGCCCCGGAGATCGTCGCCTTGGTGGTTGCTGACCCCGATGTTCGAGGCGTGACCGACATCCTGGAAGTCGCGATTCGTGAAGCCTTGGAGGATCTCGCCCAATGAATTTCACCCCTGCCATGGCCAGCCGTATCGAGCTGTGGCCGCTGGACCGGCTCAAGCCCTACGCCAAAAATGCGCGCACCCACTCTGATGCACAGGTGGCACAGATCGCCGCCAGCATCGTCGAGTACGGTTTTACCGCGCCGCTGCTGGTGTCCGGCGACGGCGACATCATGGCCGGGCATGGGCGTCTGGCTGCTGCGCAGAAACTCGCGCTCGACGTCGTGCCGGTGGTTGTCCTGGATCACCTCACGCCCACTCAGCGCCGCGCCTACATCCTAGCGGATAACCAACTAGCGCTGCAGGCCGGGTGGGATGAGGAACTGCTGGCGTCCGAGCTGGCCGAGCTGTCTGCTGCCGGTTTCGACCTGGCGCTCACGGGTTTCAGCGACGAGGAGTTGGCAGGCCTGCTCGGTGATGTCGATCCGGGCGACGACACAAATCCGCCCATGGGCGGATTTACCGAGGACGCCGACGAGGATATCCCGGATGCGCCGGCCACCCCGGTCAGCCGGCCGGGCGACATCTGGCAACTGGGTGCGCACCGTTTGATCTGCGGCGACTCGACCGACCCGGCCGTAGTCGCTGCCCTGATGGCCAGCGACCAGGCGAGCCTGTGCTTCACCAGCCCGCCCTACGGCCAGCAGCGCAACTACACCCAGGGCATCGCCGACTGGGATGCGCTGATGCGTGGCGTCTTCGCCAATTTGCCGATGGCCAGCGACGGGCAGGTGCTGGTGAACCTCGGTCTGATCCACCGCGACAACGAAGTGATCCCGTATTGGGATGGCTGGCTCGCCTGGATGCGCCAGCAAGGCTGGCGGCGCTTTGGCTGGTACGTCTGGGACCAGGGACCGGGGATGCCTGGTGACTGGGCCGGGCGACTGGCACCCAGCTTCGAGTTCGTCTTCCACTTCAACCGCCAAAGCAGGAAGCCCCACAAGATCGTGCCGTGCAAGCACGCTGGCCAGGACAGCCACCTGCGCGCCGATGGCAGTTCCACGGCGATGCGCGGCAAGGATGGTGAAGTCGGTGGCTGGACCCATGCCGGGCAGCCTACCCAGGACTACCGCATCCCGGACAGCGTGATCCGGGTGATGCGCCACAAGGGCAAGATTGGCCGGGGCATTGACCATCCGGCGGTGTTTCCGGTGGCCCTGCCCGAGCACATCTTGCTGGCGTACTCGGACCCGGGTGACATCGTCTTCGAGCCCTTCGGCGGCTCCGGCACCACGATCCTCGCCGCGCAGAAGACGGGACGACAGGCCCGCGCCATCGAACTCGCCCCTCAATACACCGACGTGGCGATCAAGCGATTCCAACAGAACCACCCCGACATTTCGGTGACCTTGCTGGCCACCGGGCAGACCTTTGCCGAGGTCGAACAAGCACGCCAAGCAGAGCGATTGGAGACGGCAGATGCAACTGAGTGACCTCAAACTCGAACACTGGCCGACCAGCCGGCTGATTCCCTACGCCAGAAACCCCAGGAAGAACGATCACGTCGTTGATCAGATGGCGGCGGCAATTACCGAGTTTGGGTTTCGCATCCCGATCATCGCCAGGAGCACGGGCGAGGTGGTCGACGGCCATCTGCGTCTCAAGGCTGCTTTGCGACTGGGGCTGGAGACGGTGCCGGTGATCCTGGCCGATGACCTGACGCCAGCGCAGATCAAGGCGTTTCGCATCCTGGCCAACCGCTCGGCCACCTGGGCGGACTGGGACGAAGACCTGCTGCGTCTCGAACTCGAAGAACTCAAGCTAGACGACTTCGACCTGGCGCTCACCGGTTTCGATGCCGACGAGCTCCTGGAGATCATGGCGGGTGAGGAGACCACCAGCGAGGGCAACACCGACGAGGATGCTGCTCCCGAGGTGCCGGAGACACCGGTGTCCAAGCCTGGCGATGTCTGGATCATGGGCCAGCACCGGCTGCTGTGTGGCGACAGCACCAATGCTGCGAGCTACACGCTGCTGATGGCCGGCGAGAAAGCCCACATGGTCGTGACAGATCCACCCTATGGAGTGAATTACGCCAACAGCGCCAAGGACAAGATGCGTGGCACCAACCGCCCAATCTTGAACGACAACCTCGGCGAGGACTTCGAACCCTTCCTCAAGGCGGCGCTGACACCGATGATCGCGCACTGCCAGGGGGCGATCTACATCGCTATGTCCTCGTCGGAACTCGACACCCTGCAGTCCGCCTTTCGGGCTGCTGGCGGCAAGTGGTCGACCTTCATCATCTGGGCCAAGAACACCTTTACGCTCGGGCGCTCGGATTACCAGCGCCAGTACGAGCCAATCCTGTATGGCTGGCCCGAGGGTGCTACCCGCCACTGGTGTGGCGACCGCGACCAGGGGGATGTGTGGCACTTCAACAAGCCGCGCGTCAATGACCTGCACCCGACGATGAAGCCGGTGGAATTGGTCGAGCGGGCGATTCGCAATTCCAGCCGGCCCGGTGATGTGGTCCTCGATCCCTTTGGCGGCTCGGGGACGACGCTGATCGCGGCGGAAAAGTCATGCCGTGTCGCGCGGCTGATCGAACTCGACCCGAAGTACGTGGACACCATCGTTCGCAGGTGGCAGGACTACACAGGTGCGCAGGCAGCCCGCGAAGCCGATGGGGTGAAGTTCGACGACCTGGTCGGCACGGCGGATGCCATCGGCCCGGCAGATGCCGAGGAGGCGCTGTGAAGCAGTCGCGCTGGATGTCGCTGGTGGAAGCCGTGGCCAATGTGCTGGTCGGCTATGGCGTGGCGGTGGCGACTCAATGGCTGGTGTTTCCCCTGTTTGGTCTGTACGCCACGCTGCAGGAGAACTTGCTGATCGGCCTGATTTTTACCGTCGTCTCTTTGATTCGAAGCTACCTGCTGCGCAGGGTGTTTGAGGCGCTGCGCGTGCGTCAGCTGTCCGCAAACTCGGGGTAAAGGTCGCCGCTGCTGATGTCGGCGCGGTACGTGACGTTGCGAAACTCGTCCGGCGCGTCAGCCAGGATCACGCCGCCGACCGACTGGATGGCGACGCCGTACTTGCGGGTGAGTGCCGTCAGCTCGGCGATGAACTGGTCGTAGTGGGCTTCGAGTTGTGGGCTGGTGGGTGCGACGGCCATGGTGTGCTCCTTATGCCGCCAGGGACTCTTCGACGATCTCGCAGTGGATCACGAAGCCCGTCAGGTAGGGAAGGCCCTTGGGGATGCCGTACTGCTTGCTGGTGCTGCGGCCAATCGTCCAACCCATCCAACGCTGCGTGGCGGCGTGGATCGCGTCGGCCAGGGTGGCGCCTGTGTAGAGGCCGTTTTGCACATCGTCGGCAAAGTGGCGTCCGTGGCCGCTGTCGAGGAAGGTGCGCACCGATTCGAGGGGCTGGCCGGTGGCCTCGGAGACTGCGGTCATCGCGATCGGCCAGGCGGCGTCGGCGTGTTCGTTCATCGTGCCGTAAAAGCCCCAGGCGTCGTTCTGGGCGGCGGGGATTTGCTTGGTGGTCATTGTTTTCTCCTACGGATTGGTGGTTGCGATACCCGTATGAACGCGCTGTTCGATGGAGAAGCCAAGCTCAATCTGCATCGGGCCAGGGCGTGACCCGGATGGTCGTGGGGTCGTAAATCTGCTCGCGCGCACGGGATAGGGCGGCGGAGGCCTTATTGAGAGCTTCTCTCTCCGTCTTTGCCCGGACGTGGAACACGACGCAGTCGTGATGATCGGTGGTGCGGATCGCATTCACTGACCAACGGCGCGATGGGGCAGCTGGCCTGGTCTTTTGTCGGCCTGTCCCGCCGCACTTGAAGCACACGCCGCCCAGCACGTTGGCGTAAATGGCAAGACGACCCTTCCCCTGGCAGCGCGCGCATGGATAGGTCGTGGGCGTCTTCATCGCTTACTCCTGGTTGGCGGCGCGGGCGACTTCGTGCGCGCGGGCCAGTTCCGCCTGGGCGCTGGCAATCAGGTCCAGGCGCAGGTTGGGCAGGATGTTGCTGGCCAGCTCGTTCAGGAGCCAGTTCATCGTTTTTGCTTGGTCGTGAACCGTTTCGGCTCCTTCAAATCGCTCGGCGTAACGGTCGAGTTCGCGCAAGCTGCGCTCCAGGGTGCTGCGTGCCTGGGCGATGGCCTCGCGGGCGTTGCGTTGGGCGGCGTCGATCAGGTAATCGCGTTCGGTTTTCATGGAGGGCTCCTTTCGGTGGGTGGTTGCGACACCCGTATGAACGCGCTGTTCGATCGAGAAGCCAAGCTCAATCTGCATCGTGCTGGGCATCAAGGGCTTCAATCGCCAGCACCAGATCGGCGATGCGGTCGGCCTCGAAGCCAAAGCCCCGGCGGCGCAGAAGGTGCTCAATGCTCGGATGCTTCATCCGGGCGATCTTCCGGCAGGCATCGAGCAAGGCCTGCAGCGGTGCTGCCGGGATCGGGTCGTCGGGCTGCGTGCTCATGCGGTGGCTTCCTCGGCAATGCGGTAAAGGCGCTGCCCTGCACCCGGCGTGCCAGCAGGCCCTTCGATCTTCTCGGAGACGATGGTCAGGCCCAGCTTCTTCTTGAGCGCGCCGGCAAAGGTGCCGCGCACCGTGTGCGCCTGCCAGCCCGTGGCCTCGCAGATCTGCGCGATGGTGGCGCCCTCGGGGCGTTTCAACATCTCGATGACCAGGGCCTGCTTGCTGTGCTCGCGACCGCGCTTCGGTACGGCATCAGGCTGGTCATGTTGCCAGCTGGCCTCAGCGGCGGCGACCGCTGCTTCCAGTTCCGGATCGTCGGCCGGGAGCGGTGTGGGTGACGTGGCGGCGCCCTTTATCGCAGGCAGCACATCCTCTGGTTGGGCTTCGCCCTTGATGATCGCGATGGCTGCCGGCGTGATGTGCCACTGACCGCCTTGCTGCTCGATCAGCCCGCGCTGCGCGAGGCTGGCGATCATCTTGAGCTTGGCGCCGCCTTTGAGGGCCAGCAGCGGTTCGATCAATCCGCCGGCGTCGCAATGCGCGCGGGTGATCAGGTCCAGTTGGCGTTCGGTGATCGGTGTGGTTTGTGCGGACATGGTCGTGCTCCTTGTGGGTGATGTGAGGGTCAGGCGGCTGGCTGCTGGGTTACTTGATCAGCGGCTTTTGCGGCGGTGCTTTGGCCTGCGGCCAGGCCTGCTTGGTAGGCCGCCATCAGGGCGCTTTGGACGGCCCAGACGCTGACGTCGTGGAAGTCCAGGCGGTCGCTGTTGCGGGTTTCCAGGGTCTCGATGAAGAGATGGTCCAGGGCGATCCGGGCGAGCAGCTGGTCCCGTTGCTGGGCGGCTTTGGTGGCGGTCTTGCTGGCGGTTTTGCGCATGGCGGTTCTCCTTGGTGTGGGTTGTTTCGATGTCTGTATGAACGCGCTTGTCGTCAGAGAAGCCAAGCGCCGGTTCGATCTTTCTGCGCCTGGCTGGCCCGTCAAGTTCGGCTGGCCTTGAGCACCTGAATGCCGGCGTGCGCCAGGCTCAGGGCCGCGCTCTGGAAGGCCACATGCGCCACCGTCGGCGCCTCGCGCGCATCGGTGAGCAGTTCATCCAGCACTGGTCCGACCTGGGCGCGCATCGCGGCGCAGGCGGCATCCATCTGCGCGGTCGTGGCCTGGCGCACTTCCGGGTAGAGGCGCACCAGCAAGGTCAGGGCGGCTTCGCCGAGCTTGTGGCCGAGGGTGTCGAGGGATTGGGTGGCGGGGGTGTTCACGATGGTCTCCAAGGGGTGATCAGGCGGCGATATGGCGCTTGGCCAGGTCGATCTCGGCAGGCAGCCACAGCGAGGCGATTTCTTCCTCGAGGGCTTGGCACCGACGCTCGGCGATCTGCTGCAGGGCATCGATCTGGGCGAGCAATGCGAGGAGGTCGTCGCGCTGGCGCAGGATGGGGGTGCCCACCTCGGGCAGCTGCTCGATCCAGTTCAGGTGGGTGGTGCTGGCGGTGTTCATGGTGTGCTCCGTGGGCGTTGATGACATCCGTATGAACGCGCTATGGCCGATTGAAGCCAAGCGTTCGGCCTATCTATTTCGCATCGGAGTGGCTTGTGTTCGACACTGCTGAATCGGCTGTTGAATCGGCCTGGAAACGGGGCCTCGCGCCCGACCCCATCCTCACCGTCGATGACTGGGCCAACCGCCACCGGATGCTCTCGTCGGTCGCCTCCGCTGAGCCCGGGCGCTGGTCGACCAGCCGCACGCCGTATCTCAAGGCGGTGATGGAAACCCTGTCGGCCACCTCGCGCGTCGAGCGTGTGGTGCTGATGGCCGGGGCACAGATCGGCAAGACCGAAGCTGGATTGAACTGGCTGGGCTACGTGATTCACCACGCCCCGGGTCCGATGTTGCTGGTGCAGCCCACGGTGGAAGGCGCCAAGCGCGTCTCCAAGCAACGGGTCGATGCGCTGATCGAAGCCAGTCCTGAACTCGCCAGCCGGGTGAAGGACCCCAGAAGCCGGGACTCTGGCAACACCCAGCTGATGAAGGAATTCCCCGGTGGCGTGCTGATCATGACCGGTGCCAACAGTGCCGTGGGCCTGCGCTCGATGCCGGTGCGCTACCTGTTTCTCGATGAGGTCGACGGCTACCCGGGCGATGCTGATGGCGAGGGCGATCCAGTGGCACTGGCCGTGCAGCGCGCCGCCACGTTTATCAATCGCAAGGTCTACCTGTGCTCGACCCCGACGCTCAAAGGCTTCTCGCGCATCGAGGCGGCCTATCTGGAGTCGGACCAGCGGGTGTTCGAGGTGCCCTGCGATCACTGCGGGGCGCACAGCCCGATCCAGTGGCGCGACATCCGCTGGCCCAAGGACAAGATGGCGGACGCCGCATGGCACTGCCCAGCCTGCGACGGCATCCATCCCGAGTACCGCAAACCGGCACTGCTGGCCAACGGTCGTTGGACGGCTAAGGCCGAGGGCGATGGCAAAACGGTGGGATTTCATCTGTCGAGCCTGTACAGCCCGTGGCTGACATGGGGTGAGATCGCCCAGGAGCACCACGCTGCCAAGGACGATCCGGTGCGGCTCAAGGTCTGGGTCAACACCAAACTGGCCGAGACCTGGGAAGACCGGGAGGGTGAGACCTTGGATGCGGAAGGCCTGATGGAACGTCGAGAAGCCTACGGGCCTGCGATTCCTGCCGAGGTGGCACTGCTCACCTGCGGCATCGACGTGCAGGATGACCGGCTGGAGTTGGAGGTGGTCGGCTGGGGCCGGGACGAGGAGTCCTGGTCCATCGACTACAAGGTGCTGTGGGGCGACCCGTCGGCACCGGACACCTGGTCGCAACTGGATGCCTACCTCGGTAACCGTTTCGAGCACGAGACCCTGGCCAACGGTCTGACCATCGAAGCTGCTTGCCTCGACACCGGCGGTCACCACACCCTGGCGGCCTACGCTTTCTGCAAAGGCCGGGAGCGCAAACGCATCTGGGCCATCAAGGGCGGCTCGGGCAAACGCCCGATCTGGCCCAAGCGCCCGAGCAAGGCCAACAAGGGCAAGGTGAACCTGTTCACGGTGGGCGTTGATGCCGCCAAGGAGGCCATCTATGCCCGGCTAAAGAAGTCCGAGGCCGGCGCCGGCGCGATGCATTTCCCGCTGGACCGGGATGCGCAGTATTTCGAGCAGCTGACCGCCGAGCGCATCCGCACCCGCTACGTGAAGGGTTTCCCGCAACGCTTCTGGTGGAAGCCCGATGGTCGCAGGAATGAAGCGCTGGACTGCCGGGTGTACGCCTATGCCGCGCTGCACGGCCTGCTGTCGATGGGCCTGAACCTGAACAAGCGGGTCGAGGCGCTGCCGCCGGTGCCGACCAGTCGCCAAAGCAAGAGCACACCTGTTTCAGCTCAGATGACCGCCAGCCCGCGCCGTCGGCGCATGGCCATTTCTTCCAACTACCTCTGATACCGCCAGCCTCCCGCTGGCCGGGAGTGCTGTCCATGACCCTCGAACAACTCAAGGCCCAGCGCGAAGCCCTGCAGGCTGCGCGCTTCAATGGGGTGCTCACCGTGAAGGCCGGCGACAAGTGGGTGACCTACAAGTCCGATGCCGAACTCCAGTCGGCCCTTGGGGATCTGGAACGTGAGATCGCCAAGGCAGAAGGCCGCCCGCGTGCGCGGCGCATCCGCATCTACGCCGGGAAGGGGCTGTGATGAAGGCATTCCAGAACCTGCGCCGCAAGGTCGGCGCGATGATCGGCGGCTTTGAGGGTGGTCTCTCTGCCCGGCGTCTCAAGACCTTCGCTGCCAGCCGCGCGCACGTCAACACGCTGATCCAGGCCGCTGGCGCCGACATGACCGCGCGTGCCCGCTACCTCATCCGCAACAACGGCTACGCCGCCAATGCGGTTGAGTCCTGGGCCGGCAATGCGGTAGGCACTGGCATCAAACCGTCCTCGGGTATTGCCGATGCGGTGCTCAAGGATCGGGTGCATCGCCTGTGGCTGCGCTGGACCGATGAGTCGGACGCTGAAGGGCTGACGGATTTCTATGGTCAGCAGCGCCGGGCCGCCCGGGAACTGTTCATCGCGGGCGAGGTGTTCTTCCGCATTCGCCCGCGCCGCCCAGAGGATGGTTTGATCGTGCCACTGCAGCTGCAGATGCTGCCGGCCGAGATGCTGCCGCTCAATCACAACCAGCTGCTGGAGAACGGTCACCGCATCCGTCAGGGCATCGAGTTCGACCGCATCGGCCGACGCGTGGCTTACCACTTCCTGCGCCGTCACCCGGGCGACATCACCGATCCGGGGCTCGCTGGAGAAACGGTACGGGTGCCGGCCGAGTCGGTGCTGCACATCGTCGATCCGGTGGATGCCGGGCAACTCCGGGGCGTGTCGCGCTTTTCGCCGGCGCTGGTGAAGCTGTTCCTGCTCGACCAGTACGACGACGCCGAACTCGACCGCAAGAAGGTCGCGGCGATGTTCGTCGGCTTCGTGCGCCGGCCCGAGCGTGACTTCGACAACGGTAATGAAACCGATGACCGGGGCGAACCGCTGCTGCCGCTCGAACCCGGGCAACTCCAGATCCTGGACGACGGCGAGGACATCACCTTCTCGACACCCGCCGATGTCGGTGGCAACTACGAGTCCTTCCAGTACCGCACGCTCCTGCAGGTGGCAGCAGCCCTGGGCTTGCCCTACGCGAACCTGTCGGCCGATATGTTGAAGGCCAACTACTCCAACACCCGCGCGGCGCTATTGGAGTTTCGCCGGCGCATCGAAGCCTTCCAGCACTCGGTGCTGGTGTTTCAGATGTGCCGGGCGGTGTGGGCACGCTGGATGGACACGGCGGTGCTCTCGGGTGCCCTGGATCTCCCGGACTACGAACAACGCCGAGCTGACTACCTGGACTGCAGCTGGCTGCCGCCCCGCTGGGACTGGGTCGACCCCTTGAAGGACATTCGTGCCGAGATCAACGCCATCGAGGCCGGGCTCAAGTCCCGCACCCAGGCGATTGCCGAGCGCGGCTTTGATGCTGCGATGGTCGATGCCGAGATCGCCGGTGACCACCGGCGCGAGGACAGCCTGGGACTGTGCTTTGGGCGTGAGCCCGTGCCAGCGGCACCGCCTGGACAGGGTTAGCGCTTCAAGTCGCGGTAGAAGTTTTCGTGGGGGCCGACGGCTTCGAGATACACCAGCTGGACGCCGTCATCCCGGGTGTAGCCCAACAGGTAGAGTTGGCCGAGGCAGCGGAACTTATAGACCCACAGCTCCGAGAGATCGCCCTTCTTCTTCTCGCCGATGTCGGGATTGTCTGCGACCACCTCGATCGCCCCATCGACCTCGGTCACGACGTTGTCGTGCAGCTTCTTGTAGATGCGCGCAAATCGACGCGTCTGGTGAACATCCCAAGTCATGCCTTGGCTGCCGAGCGAGGGACGAAGACGGTGCTGTCCTCACGCGGCTCGGCCATGCTCATCAGGCTCTCGGCAATGAACGAAGCCGGTAGATCGGGGTTGTCGAGCGCCGCTCGACCCACTTTGGCCCAGAACTCGACCTGACCCTGGACGGTGCGGAACTCGGCTTTCGCAGCAGCACGTGCGGCACTGACCAGTCCTTCATCGATACGCACGGATACGGTGCTCATCGCAATCTCCTCTGAAATTCATTTACCACAATTGTAGTCATGTGCTGCGCTGTGGTCAAACGACCTGGGGTTCAATCTATGACCGATTTGCCTTACCTGGCGTCCCGCCTGTACGGGACGCCGCTCCTCATTGCGCGCCCCAAACTCGAAGTGATCCTCGGGGTGGTGGCCAGAAAGCTTGCAGGCGACACCCTGGCCACACCGCCGCCCAGCCGCACTGATAGCGGACTGGGGGGCGACCTCCAAGTTCAGGACGGCATCGCCATCCTCCCGATCCTCGGCACCCTGGTGCGTCGCTCTTCGTACATTGGTGCAGCCAGTGGCCTCACCAGCTACCACGACATCGAGGCCATGGCTGAAGCAGCCTTTGCCGATCCAGAGGTGCGCGCCGTGCTGCTGGAGATTGACTCCAGCGGTGGCGAGGCGGGTGGCGTGTTCGATCTGGCCCAGCGATTGCGGCAGCTGGCCCAGACCTCTGGCAAGCCGCTCTGGGCCATCGCCGATGAGGCCGCGCTCTCAGCCGCCTACGCCATTGCCAGTGCCGCCGACCGGATCTGGCTCACCCGTACTGCCGAGGTGGGTTCCATCGGCGTAGTGGCCGTCCACGTTGATGAATCGGTGGCCGATGCGAAGGCGGGGCTCAACTACACCTTCCTGCACGCTGGCGCCCACAAGGTCGACGGCCATCCGCACGCGCCGCTGCCAGCATCGGTCGCCGCCGACATCCAGGCCGACATCGA